GGATAGCGAGCGTAGCATAACACTTTCAGTTTGTCAAGTATACCCCCCTCGTTATTACTCACACACCCACACAGTTTTATACACATAACGTCATAAATACACCCAATGAGTTGACAGTTTATGCGTGATGATTTATAATGACTTATATACACTTAAAGCACCCTAATTTCCCATGTCTTACTATCAATTAGCAGAGACACAGAAAAGATATAGAATTACGCTTGATTTGTCAGTCTCCGATGACTTTAATCCCCACCAAATTGACTGGGATAAAATGTTAGAAATTGATGATGATTTTGAGGGTCTTAATGTATACATAGAAGACCTTAATTAACAGTTCATTTGTAACACATAGCACCCACACAGTTCTTGACAATCAGGGCGCATTATGTTATGATATTAAGTATAACATAGTGGCATAACAGTTACTAACAGTTTCATGCGTGTAATTGCCATGCGTAAATGATGCGTATCTGACAGTTATTATGCGCCTTATGTGTTATTGGGGCGGCGGGCGTTGTTAAAAAAGCAAACAACCCTAACCTACAGAGGTGACAAATCGAGAGAGAGATACTGATATATAAAAAAATTCCGCCAGTAAAAATTCGCCTTATTACTCTTTTTTCTATATAATAAAATCCCCCAGAAAATATGACTGATATAGACGATACTACTTACCATATCTACGCAAAGGAGAAGTGTCTATATTGTAATCTAAAAGAAGAGGATTTCGAAGAGAAGTGGCAGATGTTAAAAGTAATGATTGACCTTCTTGGTGGTGATTATACCGAGAAGGATTTGTCGTATGAGAGACTTGCGCCCAAAGTGGGTCTTGGAGGGCCAGGGAAAGTATTACCAGTAGACGAAGAACATTCATATTGACGAACTCTAAATAACGTGGTAAAATAATAATGAAGTGAGTTATCTTTTATGGCTAAAGGATTTAAAGTAAAGACGGTTGCACCTAAAGCAAAAGCACCCGAATGGGATATTGATGCAATCAAAGCAAGATGGAAAGGAAAGGCAATCGTCTTCTGCTTACCAGGAAGAGGTTGCTCCTATATCTTCTTAAAGAATTTTGTACAGTTATGCTTTGACATGGTACAGAATGGAATGAGTATTCAGATATCACAGGATTACTCATCAATGGTAAACTTTGCACGTTGTAAGGTACTCGGTGCAAATGTATTACGTGGTCCAAAACAGATTCCTTGGGATGGTAAACTTAAGTATGATTACCAACTCTGGATTGATAGTGATATAGTCTTTGATACTAACAAGTTTTGGCAGTTGTGTGACATGGCACTTCCTGCAGATGCTGTTAACGAAGATGGTAGCACAGACCCAGAGAAGGAAAAGCAGATAGCAGCAGGTTGGTATGCCACAGAGGATGGACAGACTACCTCAGTTGCTCATTGGCTTGAAGAGGATGATTTCCGTAAGAATGGCGGAGTTATGAATCACGAAACAGTCGAAACTATCTCTAAGCGTCGTAAACCTTTTACTGTCGATTACACTGGTTTTGGTTGGGTATTGATTAAGAACGGCGTTTTTGAATCTCTTGAGTATCCTTGGTTTGCTCCTAAGATGCAAGTCTTTGAATCAGGAGACGTACAAGACATGTGTGGTGAGGATGTCTCATTCTGTTTAGATGCTCAGGACGAAGACTTTGAAATCTGGTGCGATCCTCGGATTCGTGTAGGACATGAAAAGACAAGGGTAATCTAATGAGCGAACTTTCTCGACTCATTAAGGAGGGATCCACAGAGAAGTTGTGGGATCTCTCTGCTGAGATACTCACCGAATTGTCTCGTAGAGACGGAGTTGACTTCCGTATTAAAGCAACAGATGAATCAATACAAAGTAAACTTAATTCATTATGATTATGGCACTAGCATCGTGGCTCGGTCTTCTTGTAATACTAGGCATTATTTTTGCAGTTTATTATCTTAACCTTTATAACCCAAATTAATCATGGCAGTTAAAACTAAACAGGGACAATGGGGTTCCCAAGATTTTGTTGAATCGACCCCGAAAAAAACTCGTCAAGGAAATGGTAAACATACCAAATATTCCGCAACGTCTCGCAATAATGCTAAGAAAGCATATAGAGGGCAGGGAAGATGAATTACCTTGCAGCAGCGAGTCTCGACCTTAATGAGGCATGGAACCTATCATGGGGAGAAGGCATACAGTTTATACTAGTTCTTGCCTTTGTCTATTGGTTAAAGGTTCAGATTGATACTAGGGCGGGTTTAGGAAAGAAAAAACGTCGAGAATTGAAGCAAATTATCGTAGAAGCAATAAATGAGACAAAAGGTGTCTAAATAAACACTAGTGATAGTCAATATGTACTAGGATATCTGGAAAAAACTCTAGATATCCTTTTTTGATACCTAATTCCCACGATAAGGAGGTCAAAATGGAGCTACAAAAACCAACAATGCTTCGTGAAATCTCTCACGACGTAAAAACACCGAAAAAAACTGATAAAATGGAAAGTTCTAAGGACTTTTATGAGCGTTTAGTCGATCAAGATGACCTATTTTGCAACGAAATTGAATCTTATGAGGTCATTACGGAATATCGGTAAATATTCTTAATAAATAAGTAATAATTGGGATTTTTTATGCCTTTAGAACGGGTAAAACGAGGTTATAAAGACCTAAGTATGTCATTTAAGAGTAATCCTCTTAATGATGACCTTATTGGTCTGAAAAATGAGAGTGCAATTGCTCGATCTATAAGGAATATTGTCTATACATTACCTGGAGAGAAGTTTTTTGATTCAGACTTTGGTTCTGACGTAACAGGATCCTTATTTGAGAACATTGATGAGGTTTCTGCAGTTACAATTCGTGAAGAAATTGAATATTGTATTAAAACTTACGAACCAAGAGTAAATTTAATCGAAGTTCAATCAATTCCTAATTATGATAACAATGAATATAATGTATTACTCACTTATGAGGTACTTGGAGCAGATGTTCCTCCTCAAGAATTAGAATTCGTGTTGCTACCAGCTAGATAAATGCCACTTTTAAATTTTACTGGTCTAGATTTTGACCAGATTAAAACTACACTTAAAGATTACTTAAAATCTAACTCAGATTTTACAGATTACGATTTTGAGGGTTCAAACCTATCAACAATCTTAAATGTTTTAGCATATAACACATATATTACATCTTATAATGCAAATATGGTCTCGAATGAGATTTTTATTGATAGTGCGACGTTAAGAGAGAATGTTGTATCATTAGCGAGAAATATTGGATATCTACCAAGGTCTAAAAAAGCGTCTAGAACAAAAGTTAACTTTTTCTGTGATATTACATCAGTATCACCAACTCCACCTACTGTAACTCTTAAAAAAGGTGCTGTTGTATCTACAAGTAAGCAATTTAACGGTCAATCCTTTATGTTTGGCATTACAGAGGATAAATCCGTTAGTGTTGTTGATGGAATTGCAAATTTTGAAGAAGTTGAGGTATTTGAAGGTTCAGTTGTTGAACAATCCTTTGAATATTCTTCTAGAAACCCATTTGATAAGTTTATTTTATCAAATTCTGGGATAGATTTAGATACACTTAAAGTTTCTGTAAAACCAAGTCCAAATTCTTCAATTTCTTTGACATATACTCGTCAAGATGACCTTTTTGATTCAAATTCTGGTTCTACAATTACTGGTGACTCACCAATTTACTTTGTTCAAGAAATTGAAGATGAACATTATGAAATAATCTTTGGAGATGGTATTTTTGGTAAAAAATTAGAAGATGGTAACGTTATTGAGGTCTCTTATATCAAAACTGCTGGAGAATCTGGTAACGGAATCGCAAATTTTGCTTTTAGTGGTAAATTAGTCTATACACGTAACAATTCTACTTCAAATGTTACAAGTGGTATCTCTTTGGTAACTGCAAACACCGCTACATCAGGTGGTCAAGCAATTGAGAGTACAGAATCCGTTAAAAAGTATGCTCCACAAGTATATGCTACTCAAAATAGGGCATTAACAGCAAATGACTATGAAATTTTAATTCCAAATAAGATTTATCCCGAAACTGAGTCAATTTCAGGTGATGGGGGAGAAGAATTAGTCCCTCCACAGTATGGTAAGGTCTTTATTAGCATAAAACCAAGAACTGGAGACTTTGTATCAAATGCAATTAAGGAAAACATCAAAAGAGACCTTAAAAAGTATTCTGTAGCAGGAATTGTTCCAGAAATCTTAGATTTAAAGTATTTGTTTATTGAAACTGATAGTAAAGTCTATTATAACGTAAATTTAGCAAAAAATGTTGCTAATGTCTCAAGTTTGGCAAAATCCAACATTGACAAATATGCAGAATCTTCAGAATTGAACAAATATGGCGCAAGATTCAAATATAGTAAATTTTTAAAGATTATTGACCAAAGTCATGAAGCAGTATCCTCAAATATTACTACTATTCAAATAAGAAGAGATTTAAGGATTGCTGAGAACCAATTTGCAGAATATGCGGTTGATTTTGGTAATCAATTCCATATTTCATCAATGAATGGTTATAATATCAGATCTACTTCCTTTAAGGTACTTGATATAACAGATCCTGTTTACTTATTTGATATTCCTGATACAAATAAGAAAAAGGGTAAAATTTCACTATTTTCATTACCTGGAGAGAGAACTGGACCTCCTGTAATTGTAAGAAGGAATATTGGTGATATTGATTACGTCAAAGGACGCATCACTTTAAACCCGATAAATATAGTATCAGGTAAACCTAAAGACAACGTTCAGATATTGGAAATTTCTGCGATTCCCGAATCAAATGACGTTATTGGATTGCAAGACCTTTATTTACAATTAGATAAAAGTAATGTTGATATGATTGTTGATGAAATTACTTCAGGTGCTGATCCATCAGGATCTACTTATACAGTAACTCCAAGTTATACCCAAGGAAGCATCGTCAGAAATTAAATGACCGTAAAGAAAGTCCAATTTAATAAAATTGTCAAAAATCAACTTCCTGTATATGTGCAGGATGAATTTCCACTGGTTGGAGAATTTTTGAGTGCTTATTATAAAGGACAAGAGTACCAAGGTGGTCCGATTGATTTAATTAATAATTTAGATTCTTATATTAAATTAAGTGAAAATGGAAATATTATTAAGGAAACCACACTTACAGCAAGAATAGAGAATATAGATACCACGATTAGTGTTGAAAATACAGTTGGATTTCCAGAAAATAACGGATTAATAAAAATTGGTGATGAAATTATCAATTATGGCAGCAAAACTGACATAACTTTCGTTGATTGTGTTAGGGGATTTAGTGGAATTACCTCTTTTACCAATCCAGATAAACCAGAAGACCTAATTTTCTCAACTTCTGAAGCGGCCGCTCATGATGAAGACGTAATAGTAGAGAATTTAAGTGTTTTATTCCTTGAAGAATTTTTAAGAAAGACAAAAAATCAATTATTATACGGAATTCAGAAGGATTTACACTCAGATCTGAATAAATCGCAGTTTATTAGACAATCTAAGGACTTTTATGCGACAAGAGGAACAGATGAATCCTTTAAAATTCTCTTTAAAGCACTTTTTAACGAAAATGCTGAACTTGTTAGACCTGTAGATCATGTAATTTCACCATCTAATGCTAATTTTAAGAAAACAAGAGACGTAATTGTCGAATCTATAGAGGGTGATCCCTTAGATTTAATTAATAAGACTCTTTTTCAAGACACATTTGAAAATATTTCCAGAGCATATGCTCCAGTATCACATGTAGAGAGTATAAATGTTGGAATTAATACCAATATTTTCTATAAAGTTAGTCTTGATACCTCATGGAACCAAAATGATGGTTCTACAGAGTTGTTATATGGCGAATTTTCTGCTCATTCTAAGTCAATTATCGTTGGTGATGTTGGAATTGGTCAAACTTATATTGATGTAGACTCAACATTAGGTTTTCCAAATTCTGGAACCCTCTCGTTTACCTATTCAAACGGTGAAACTGGTATTGCAACTTATTCTTATAAGACTCTTAACCAGTTTTTAGGTATTAATACGACTTCAATTGCTTCGTCAATTACCGATATGGCGTTAATTGACCAAGATACCTATGCTTATTCTTCAGGAACTGGTACAACTGACGGAATAAAGGTAAAAATTAGGTCTGTATTGAATGAATTAAAGATTCCAGATGATACTCGTTATTATAATGATGGTGCAAAGATAAAAATTAAGTCATTAGGGCATATTGGGACTAGTTTTAATCAGAATA